TATGTCACCACCTTACTAACGCTAGATAGTTTACCATCAGTATAGGACAGTGTAGATGTTACCGTGCTCCCACCTGCAATTTCTTCAGTAGTTATCAAATCCCCATCAGTATCATAAGATAAATTAGTAGTCTTAACTACTGTAGCATCGTCTTTCTCTTCCACTTTGGTTAGATTTTCCCCATCATAGGTCAAAGTTATAGTACGAGTATCCGTTTTTAACACTAAAGCTTTCTCTTTCACAATATCCTTGTTTGATGTACCTATGGAAAGCTTTTCTATTGCCTCTTTCGTTGTCTTAGGCGTCATATAATTTGTATGATCCGTCCCTGCTTCTGCTTGTGCTTGTGTCGCCTTAAATCCCTCATGTACGACTCGTAAATCCCTATAAGTCAGTCCATTTGATACTGCACTATATACACCTGTTGGCTCTTCACTCTGCCAAGGAGCATTATCGTTATAGGTTACAAATACATCAGATGATAAAATTTTAGATACCTCATATACTGTACATTGCACATAAGTCTGATATTTCTTAACCCACAAGCTAACTGGCTTACCTGCACCGTCTGAAACAAGCTTAAATGAATCATCCCGTATCGATGTATTCCCATTTTGAGCAAGTGCTAATATTTGTACAGACATATCCATATTTGGCGATGTTGAACTCTGCCTAGCAGATATAGCAATTAAGCAATTGCCGATATTTGCTATAGTGTGCCCGCCAAAAGAAATAGATAATACTATACTTGCATCTCTATTTGAAGGCGGCGGGAATAAAATATCACCTATTTTTGCCCACGTGTTTGTCCCATTTTCAGTGCTGACACCACCCAACATGGTTTCCATGACTTTTCTACTGTGACTCTCTGTAAACTTATCCACTGCTTGCTTGGTTCGTTCTGGCGTCATATACTTATTCGCTGCCGCTCCTGCTTCAGCTTCCGTTTGTGTTGCAATACTAAAATTTTGTACATTTCCCAGTCCCACTTGAGAGTGCGTCACGGAGTGCGGATTATCGGTTCTATTCTCATGTTCATTTACTTTCTCCTGCGCACCTTCGGGTGTTTCTTTTTCATTAATCTCTTGTCCTATTTGATTCATGTCACTGGGTTGTATGACATCATTTAATTTCCAATCGGTCTTTGCCATTAGGCTCCCCCTTTCACTTCCATTGTTTGTATCATGAGATGATCTGTCGTTATTGGTATATTGACCTGATTTGTACTGATCACCTGGTCAGAGGAATCCTTCAACTCAATGAGCGTGATCAGTGATACCTCAGCAACAGGAACCATATAATTAAGAGTCATCACATTCTGATTCACCTTTTTCACTTGAAAATCGGAGATAACATACGTTCCATTGATGACTACTTTATCCACTTTGGTATCAATAAAATGAGCTACTTCTTTCAAAAAATTGGTTTCTATCACTTAACAACCACCTCCGTCCCCATCGAGATAAATGGCTTTTCTCCTACTTTCCATGATCCATCTAGCTTATAATTCCATGTAATGGCTTTTGTCGATAAGCTCTCGTTTACTACTACTCTGTCCTGAAGCGCTGTGTTCTGCTGATACGTTACATTGGCTGGCTTTATTCTTTCAATTGTATGATGGACTTCCTTAAACAAACTGGCATCATCGATCGCCGTAGTAATGGTCAGGATAAAATGTTGAGCATCTATTTCAGCGCGTGTTCTCCCTTGCCCTACTAAAAAATCTAGCTGCTGCTGTAAGTAGTTTAACGTAAAGGGAGGCTTCGTCTGATACCGATTCAGAATACGTAGCCTTCGAAAATCGATAGTTTCCTCTTGAGCATTGGCTTGGATCCCTAACAAACGCTCACGTCTGGTGATCGCTTGGGTATCAGAAGTAGAAACAAAGGCATTGTCAAATACTCTCTGCTTCGTTTTAGTAAGAGCCATTACCTCAGTATCTTCGGTGTTTGTCAGTTCAACAAAATCCAGAATATCTCGGTAGTACGATGGCAAATAATGAATCAGAATTTTCTCTTGCTTTTCTTGCTTCTGTGCTGATGGGTATAAATTACCTAAAAATCGCAGGATGTTATCCTGAGCCAGCTTATCTACTGGGTAAAAAGTAGATTGTGAATCATTGATTTGATAAACTGAAAAACCCATAAACCATGTCATTCAATCACCTCACTTTAAATGGGCTAAACTTCCTGCGATATGCCTCAATCAGATTAGCTTGAGCGATTTCAGATTCTACGCTACTTGGCTCCGCATTCCAAGGCTGGAAGGCTGCATACTCTCGACTGGGAGCCCCTAACTCACCAAAAAATATAGGCTTGTTCCATTTATCATAGAAGGCTTTGATCTCAGCAAAAATGTTTTGCCCTCGTGAATAGATGGTCGAAGCATCCAGATCCTCCATGAGCTGCGTAACGCTAGGAAGCGCTCTTTCTGTCAATTCAAAATAAGCTGATATGGATATAAAGTCTAAGTCAGATGAGCTAAACAAGGGGTTATTCATCTTCTGCTGATAGGCTTCTGTCGTACTTCCTGAACCCGTATCCCAAACGGCTGTAACCCACCAGTTTGTTCGGTATGTGACAAGTCCAGAATAGATTTTCTTGATCTCTCTAAATAAGCCGATCCACTCATCGGAATATGACTCGAGATGCACAAGATTAGAAGATGTATTTAGAGCATACACCTGCAATGGTTGAGCGATATCATGGACTATTTCCCGTAAAATGGATCTCCATGTGACAAAGAACAACTCTACATCCTTTGGTACAATTCCCGTTTCGCTCCCTTCTCCTCCACGCACAAGGGGATAAGGCTCTAGTATTGTTTTCAATCCTTCTTTGTGTAGCGCATGTATAATAGACATCGCTGTTGTTTTGGAATCCAGATTAAGGACCGGTTGGCTTATATCATAATCAGAAAAATCAATAATAACAGGCACGTTTAAGGCATTTAAGCCTAATTTCTTTGCATTTGATATGATCAATGGAATTTGATTTACTTTAGGCAGATACAAATTCCCTGCCTTCATAAGTTGCATATGTTTCTAACTCCTTTCTTACGTCTGAAGGGCTACAGTCCCCAGCTTTGGTATCTCTTCTGGAGTTAATAGAATATTTGTGGATGAACCATTCATAGTGGTCGTAGATACATCAATGACACCGGGAACACTTAAGATCGCAGCATCAATAAAAGCAATCCTGACCACAAGCTGTTCTTCATTTGCCCAGTTTTTTCGTAGTTGAAGTAAATAGGATTCGATCGCTTCCTCGATCAATGGTTGCACTTGGCTTAAAGTCGTATTTGATTCACAAATTATCGTTGTTTCCACATCCATTGTCACTCCACTAACTCCTGCAATAGTGACGGTGTGACCAATTGGAGCAATTCCTATTCCTTGTCCTTGTGCCTGTACTGGATCAATTAAGGTTTGCACTTCCTGCACCAAAACTGAAGAAGGCTCGTTCCAATCACTCGCAATAAGGGTACACTTAACAGTTCCTCCTCCATTCCAGGTTGGAAAAACCTTGCTTCCCCCCACACCCTCTATTCCATTTATTTTTTGTTTATAATCGGACACATTTCCTCCGAAGGCTGGCTCATTTACTGCCTCATAATATCGTTTCCTTAACATGTCATCTGTTTCTTCCTCTTCACCAGATACGAGAATGTCCGTTAATTCAGCACGAGCAAGCTCGGGGTGAAAACGAATGGGAAGCATCGTTCCAAATTGCTGATTTCCTACGGTTCCCGCTTGCTCGCATTCCATGATATAGACACCCGTAGCAAGGGCTTGAATGGCGACATAGGTCACTTGACCAATCGAAAAACGACTTCCTAGAGAGATTTCTACAGGATGGTTTGAACTGTTAAAAAACTCCCCTTTTCGCCTCGCTTTCGTCGCTGGCTTTCGATTCACTCCAAATTCGGCACATCTTCTTGTTAATTCTGTTCCAGAAGCTGTGTCTGCAAAGCTCAGATTATAATGAATATCTAATTCCATATACATTTGAGCTAATTCAGCTGCGGCTGGAGCTAACGCATTAAAAATTAAAGAGCCTTCCCGTTTATCTATGTGATTAGATACTCGATCTAGCATCCTTTTTAAAATCGTTTCATAGGTTTGATGTTCATACACTTTAACTCACCTCCTGTTCAATCGAAAAACGCCCTAACACAGAAACCACATCAAAAGTAAGTAGAATATGATCTCCACGTACTGTGACCTCTACATTCTCTACTCCTTCAATTCGGTCATCCTGATGTAATGCCTCTTCCAACATTCTGGACACTTCTGAACGCACAAGGAGAGGATTTTTACCGATTAAAGTGGTAAGCTCACAGCCATAGTCAGCTGAATAAATCAAATACTTGAACCGTTCTGTATTCAAGATAAAATGAACCGCCTGTTTTATGGCTTCGAGCTCATCGATCATGCCTGTAACTCTTTTTCTTTGAAAATCTATGTTCCATGTCTTGGAAGGCTGCGCCGTTTCTACAATTTCTGCATGTTTTAAATAACCGCTCTCTGGAATCATGAATCTACCACCCTATCTAAAAGCAAAAATTTTTGCCCCCCTTGCATACGAAGCAATAGTACTTTATCTCCGCTTTTTATCCCTTCGCGAAGAGTGTACTCTGTCCCGCCAATGTTTACTTTTACCTCTTTTGTCGCTTCTGTGAGGATTAAAAAATCCTCTGTGAGTGTGAAACGTTGATCCACGTTCACCTCAAGAGGATGGTTCTTAGTTATTGTTCCAAATAAAATTGCGACTGGATTTGATGCCTCAAGTGCATCCATCGCTGCTTGTTTAATCGCTTGTAGCATTAGATCACCTTCAATTCTAAACTCATTGTATGCTCCGCCCCATCAAAACGATGGCTACACTCATTGACCAAAAACGGCTGATTAATCCCATACTCCTCAATTACAATGGGGACATAGCACCCTGCACGAACACGAATATCTCCAATACAATCAAGCTTTAACGATTTTGATTCACGATTTTTAATGACCATTAATTGATCTAAAAGCTCCTTGATCTGTGCCATGTTCTTCTTTTCATCTACCGATTGATAGAGCTGTAGTAGCCCCCACTTTGCTATATTGGCACTGTCCTGAATCATATAGACTTCTCGCCTTCCAGTGTTCTTATTATCTCGGTATAGTTTAATTCGATTATACGTATCACTATCGATGGATTGTTGGGACGAAAAGTTATACATCAGACTGTGATCACCGATATAGAAATCCACGAGTAGATCCTCTACATTTCGTAGGCACAACTCTCCAAAATCATCATAAAAGACATAATTTCGATTGGTATTCCAAAGAGTATGGACAATCGCCTTGTCAATAATATCTAGCAGTTTTTGATTATCCTCTACCATTGAAGGAAGGCGATAGCCTGTTTCAGCAATATGACCTACTTGTAATTTAAAATCCTGAGCTATTCTACGAATGATATCCCCTACCGTCGCATGAGAAAAGACATAGGCGGCTGAAGATAATAAATATCTTACTTGATCGTAGCAAGTAATTTTGACATTTTCGTCCTTGCCACTGTCTATGGTAAATATATAGCCCAAAAACACGTTTCTCTCCTTATATCTCATTCGGACAACATCCCCTGTTCCATATTCCAGTTTTCCTCTCTGGAAAGGGGAGCCTTTAATTAAGGTGAATTCTAAGCTACCTGGACGACCTATTCTGCTTGTCTTCCAAGTGACACTCGTCACAATATCTGAAATATCCCACATGACCCCGTTTTTATTATCCAGAATAATTTCAAGCACTAGCTCCACCACCTGACGGAACCTTGAGAATTCTTCCAACTTTAAGACGTTTCACTTCTGCATCAGAGATCTGATTTAAGGTTTGAATGGACTTCCACTTAGCTCCATCCCCTAATGTTTTCTTAGCCACACTCCACAATGTGTCTCCAGCAACCAACGTATAGGTTTTTGGAGGCTGCTTATCATTAGGGCGAGTTGGTTTCTCTTTTTGTAGAATAGGAATACTCCCTTTTTGAGAAGGGAGAAGAGGTAGAAAACGCCTAGCTGAATAGAATACGTATTTTTTGAGTTTTAATGAATACTCAATATCTCCACCCCCGCCAGCCACTTCCTTCCATTGAAAGCTTTCTATACTAGCAGGTGTATTGATATCAAAGCTAGCTCCCGTAAAAACGAAACGAATGGGTCTTTTGCTTTCCATCCATTTTAATAGATACTCCACATAAAGCTTTGGTTTTAAGACAAGTTCAGTCGCTTCATACGGATACTCTTTCGCTGGAAATACTCCGCTGAACGAATACTCGGAGAGCTTGGGCTCTTTGATTACATTGATTTCACCCATTTTGGAAATTTCGTAGGTTTTTCCTTTCCCTCCATCACTCATCTCAATGGAGCCTGGGTTAATAGGAAGCTGAAAACCTTCTTCTTGATTGTTGAAGCTTAACCATATTCCGTACTCTGACATAATATTACTCCTCTCACTTGATCTCCTTTCTCTTTAAATATCATAGACTGCACGAGCAGAAGAAACGATCTGCGTTTCGAGCTTTTCTGTAATATTGGAAACAATGGTTTCAATATCGTATCCCTGATTGATATCACCAGTTTGAACACTGACTGTAGGAGTTAAACTAACAAAGTTTTGAACATTCTTGATCTCGGCAAGTTCACGCATCATTTTCAGATCTTCACTAGAAATATCTACACTATCCCTGATTTGACCAACTTCCCCTACTTTATTGATGGTATCTATGTTACCTAAGCCCTTCGTTTCAAGCCCTGTACCAAATCCACTCTCACGTCCAGTCCCTGTTCCTATAGGTGGAAGTTCCGGTTTAGAGAATCTAGCTTGTCTTTCAGCTGCTTTTTGAGCTGCATTTGCGTATACTTCCTCTTTCTTCGTCTGTAAATAACCCATTACATCTTTGGCAAATTCACCAACACTAAATTCTGGAACTAAATCAATTGATAATCCTGTTACTTTATTATAAAGTTCCACAACCTTATTAAAACCATCAATAAATTTATTAATTACGAAGTCAATGATTTTTCCAGTCTTCATTGCCCATATATATATCGGCATAAGTAGCACTTGTGCAAGTGAATAAAAAAAGGCTGGTAATGTACTAAAAAAGTTTAATATCCCATTCCAATTTTCATAGAAAGATGCTGCTACAGCATTGTTTCTTTGCCAGAGCCTAGCTAAAGCAACAATTAACCCTACTACTACAGCAATAATTAAAACTAGCGGATTGACACTTAAGATTGCATTGTATAAGCTTGCGCCATAGCTAATATATTTGTCTTCATAGCGAGTATACTGGTCAAAATAGTGGCTGATTGAGTAATTAAGAGATATGCCGTTAAGGCGCTACAATTCCCCAAATTACTGGCTCAATAATTGACCAGTAATTTGTAAAAAAATCAACCACCATCGAACTATATTCTAAGATAGACCCTAGCAGCTGAATGATTGTATCAAAGACTGTTAGAAATACCTCTTGAATGGTTGGCATATGCGCCTGTATGGTTTCAATAAATTCTAACATCACAGGAACAAGTCCATAGCCAATAACTTCTTTAAAGTTGTTCCATTCATTGGCTAACTGTAAAGCGACACCTTGAGGCGTCTGAGCCATATCCTGAGCCAAGCCTCCAAAGCTCTGACCCAACACATCTACTAATAAGGCTGCACGCTCTGCTTCCGATCCTGTTTTTAGAATCTCCATTTGCGCTTCATTAAATGAAACTCCAAGCTTAGAGATTTCTCCCACTTTGCCTCCCATGACTTCTCCTACAAGCTTCGAGGTTTTCATCATCTCCTCTTGCGACACTTCTACCCCATGCATAGCCACAGCAAGATCATACAGAGCGGGGGTTAAGGCTTGAATACTCTCTGCGCCTATATTAAAGCTTCCTAGCTCAGCCATCCCTGTCATCCCCACTTGATCAGCAATCGTGGTCCCTCCCTGCATTTCTGCAGCTAGAAGCTTCATCTGATCCACTTGCTCCTGTGTCGTTCCTCCCACTTTAGACATGATGGAATGAAGACGCTGTTCAGCTGCCACCTGCTGGTTGGCTAAATCTAGCGATTCAGACATAAAGCCTGTTACCAGTTTGTAGCCATCCTTTGCTAACCCTATAATTGCTTTTTTTAGACCAGAGGCTTGCTGCTCTCCTTGCTTTACCGCTTCATTAAATTCACTCTGTTTGCCCTCTGCTTTATCAATTTCTTTAGAAACAGTATTAACAACCTCTCCAGTGACTTCCATACTCTTTTTGGCTTTATCAAATATATGGACGTCAAAAGCATTTTTAAATTTTGGACTAAGATCTTCCAAGTGATGTGCGGTAACATTGGCATACTTATTTAAATCTTGTAAACTAGTCACCATTGGATTTTTCAATTGTAATGTATTTACGATCGTTGCCAATGAATCACCTACTTTCTTTTCATTCGATCCGCTTCTTTTTTCTCGGCAGCAATGCGCTCATTAATACACGCAATTACAAACGCCTTTTCTTCTCTCGGCAAATGGCAGAATTGAGAAGGAAGCAGCTTTAGTTTATGGAGGGCATAGTAGCATAGTTCGCCTCACTATCGCCCCCCTTAATTAGTTTTTTGCCTCTTCTACTAAATCGTCCATATCTCGATCAAAACCGGATAGCTGTTGAATCCTTCTAGATAATTCGGCAATTTCACCAGGCAATAATACTTTAGAAAGGTATTCATCTGGTGTAACACAACCTAGTTTCTGAATACTTTCAGCATCTTTAAAGCTGGGCTCTAATGTATTTTGAATGATAATATCATTATTCATTTTTTGGACGTCTACTTCTACCTGCCGCTTCCCTTTGGTATGAACAATGGTAGATTTTTTACGAATCTGCTCAAAGTCTTCATTGGACATCGCTTTGATCTTAAATTTGAACAGTTCTCCGTTGTTCCCCTTGAATCTATCTGAAATAACCACTTCTTCTGTAATATTATCTACTGGATTTGCATTAAGAAATTCTTGTAAAGTATTCATAGCTATCTCCTCCTTATACGCCTGTTGGTTTCTTAAAGCTATCTGATAAAGCGACATCACTAAATGTGAATGGCATTTCTTCTTCTAAGGCATCATCACTTGTGCTATCGAATTTGAACCAGGCAACACTGTCTAGATTACAGTTTTTTGCAACCACTGTTTGTTTTCCTACACTGGAAATAGGATCTTCATTAGATACTTGCAGATCGAAATAAAAATCCTTTCCTGTTTTAATATAATCGAACATTAGCTTTCTGAATAAGCTAGTCATATAATAGATCGTTAAGGTTCCCGTCCCCTTCCAACCTGTCGATTTTTGACCTACATTCGTCTTCCCTAAAATGGGACATCGGTCTTATTTTTGGTGATCGTTGCTTCTCCTGTTTTAGCATAGAATAATTCTTCTACCTTCCCATCGATCGTAATTAAAGCTTTTGCATATTTCCCACTTAGAGCATCTTGTTCATTCATAAAAGCCATATTACTTCACCATCACTTTCACATAAATTTTTTCAATCGCATCCACTGGGTTGACATAGGTTTCAATAAAGACCGCATCTACTTGTCCCTCTACAGGTGAAACCTGAATATCTGTTTGAGAGTCGAATTGCTGAATTGCTCCCATGGCTTGTAGTTTCTCCAAAAGATTAATACACTCATTCTTAAGCAGGTTACGTCCATCTTCATGATTATCTACTTTGCCAATATAGAAGCTGCTAAAAATATGAACAAAATCGTTATTAATTGAATCTAAGACTCGAACCACACGGTTTTTAGAGAAATGCTTTCCTTTGGTTGGAGTGAATAGCGTTAAGGTATTAATATCCTGCTCCACAACCGCTCTTCCATTATTCTGCGTGAAGAGAAACTCTCCATTTTGTAAAGCTGCAATAATTTGAGAATTAGAGAAACGAGGTGAAACATCAACGGCACCATCATATACTTGGTATGTTAAAGATTCGTTGACCTGTGCACCTGCTGTAGCTCCAGCGACCCATGCTGTTGCTTGTGCGGCAGTTAGGCTAGTTCCATCGGCGAGAATCACACCATTTTTCACGCTAATGATTCCTTCATAATTCGCTGTAGGATAATTTTCTAAGGCAATTTGAATTTTCTTCCCTTCATCCTCTCTTAATCGCTCACAAAAAGAGGTATACAGGGATTTTAGTGTGTTGTCTGTTGAGATCAGAGCCATGGTATCAAAATCATGTACTTCCGCCTCTGTTAAATAGTCTAAATGATCGGCATTCGTTACCGTTCCATTGGCTCCACCCGTTAAAGGAGTTCCCGCTGTTGTAACCAAAGCGCCTGTACCTGTAAACACGACCCAATCATTGTTTTTAAGAGAAGCACTATCGGCAACAGTCTGCACCTCTACTTCTTGCCCACCGACAAATGTCAGAACATCAAATTTAGTGTTATCGTCTAAATTTGTCCGAATGGTTACTGTAATATCATTTCCTCTAGTTCCTCCATGTTTGGCTGTCATGGTCAATTCCCCTACAGTGGCTGTAGCCTTTACCCCTGCATTCAAACGATACAATAAGAGGGTTTTCGCTCTCTTTAAGGCTTCTCGAATGAGCAGCATTTGAACATCTGTCATTGCATAGCCAAGCTTGGAGAACGTATTTTCTCCAGCTTCTACAACTTGGATTTTCTTCGCTTCCCCCCAGTTCAGAGCAAGTGCCATCGTGACAATCCCTCGCTCCCCTACACTTCCTAAAGGTTTGGGTTCACTATTTGAATTAACATATACTCCTGGTCTTACCTTGTTTTGCGTTGTCCATGTACCTCTAGCCATCTATTTGGCCTCCTTTTTCAGAAAATCATCTATTTTTTTTTGAACCTGTTCTACCGTGTATGTTTTTTCATCTTCAAGCAATGCCCGCAGCAGATCACTTTGATGTTCATACTTTTTTGAAGTTAAATATTGTTTTTTGGTATACCTTGCTTTATCTTTACTCACGTACATATCCCCCTTGCTCTAATTTCCTCATGGGTGTATTTGTCGTTCCTTCCTTGTGTATCAGAACGTGGTAATCAACATAGAAATGGAGAACCTGTTCCACAATTTCATGTCGCATTCCCATTCCACGATAACCCTTTTCCTGGATCTGTAGCACGTCCATGATGGAATAAAGCTGTTCAGCCTGATCATGTAATTCACTGTTTTTAGGCTCTACGGCGTAGAAACAAATTTCGAAGCTATGCTTACGCCTATACCTTGTATTCATATCATGGGTTTGGCTTGTTTCTACTAGCTTCACTTCAAGACAAGGAGGAACTACCTCCTCTGCTATTCCTTCACTTAACACATCAATCTCTGGAAAATGTGCTGTTAGAGTCTCAACCACTCTATTAAGTACATGATTCACTGTGATTACTCCCATTTGGTCATCTCCTAGTCCTTATCTTCCAGCTTTTTTGCTTCTTGCGACTCAAATGCTGCCTTATTACGTTTGCTCCCCCTTCATTTAGTTCCATTTTTTCTATCTCTTATCTGTTAACCTTTTTCCTGGTTACATCTAATCACCCCCTTTCTCTTGAATGTGTAAACACCTTGTAGCTCGACCGAATCTACTAACTATAAAATTCCTCTTGGTAATGACTGTACGTTGGAGGAACCTTTATTCTCCCCTCCATAACCGCTTCAATTACTTTTAACCTTATTTCTTGCTCCAGATCATCTCTTTCATTTTTATCTGTGTTCAGTAACGATTTTTTAATTTTGGGATCCATCATAAGCAATGCTTTCGTGAGTATCCCTTTCTTGTCGATGTCCTTCTCCATTCCTTTTCACTCTCTTCCTTTCTCCAACTCATTTTTTATCTTTACTAGTGCTCTTTTCTTGGTTTTGCCTATGTTTTGTGGAGTATCTTTAAACCATTTAGCTACTTCCGTCTGTGTCCATTGATCAATATAAATCAGTTGAAGTATCGTTCTTTCTTTTTCTGTTAATTGGAGTAAGCTATTGTAAAGAACTTCATCTTCTGCAATATCGAGCAGAGTGAACTCAGTATTCATCCTGCTAGATTCTCCATTTTCCCGATCCATGGATAAAGAACTGATCAAAGCCTGGACTCCTTCCCTCTTACAAGTTGATCTAGGAATAGAAGATAGTGTTTCTTTTGTTTTCTACGCTCCCTGTCATAATGATTAGAAAAATAATGAGAAAGGATGGAAATATACTTCATTAAACGATAAAGATAATAATGTTCAACAAAACGCAGATCTAATTGTTCTTTAGCTGCTTTTTTCCCTTCAACAACAACCTCTTTAAGTAAGATCCGATGGGATTCATCTTCTAAAAAGCTTTTTACAATAGGTTGTGCTAAAAAATCCGCATGTTCACTCTCATATTCATGTAAATTCTTGTATCTTTTCATATCCACCCAAGCCTCCATACACAGCCAAAAATTTTCTAGATTCCGCCATTACTTTTTTCATTTCAATTCCCTCCTAATGTGCTAGCTATTATTTTTTTAAGCATAAAAAAAGGACACAGATTGACAACAACTTCTGTCAATCTGCGTCCTGCGGATTTCGCTCAGACATTTGAATCTATTTATTTTAGTTACCACTCTTGATGCATCTCGTTAATAGAACTAGTGATATAGCTAGTATACCTTCAAAAAACATTTCATGCATATCTGGGGACACGTAGGACATATCAGACATTTTTGACATATGAGTGGTCCGTTTCTGGCACTATGTCCAAGTCTTAAAAGACTTGTGTAAATGGCACGAACCATAGGAGGCTAAGCGTTATTTTTACCTTTCTGTTCAAAGCACAAACGTCTCCCATACTCATTGTTCTCATGGGTCAGAGCATACGTCCATTTGAATGAATCATCAAAAAGATAAAGATCTTCCGTATATTTTACAGGTTCCTTCAAGACCTCTTCCATCGGTATCAGTAAGACCTGTTCAATATGAAAGTGGAGAAAAGGCGTGTAGGATGTCTTATCCCATAAGACATAGACAGCTTTCTTTAGAAAGGGCGATTGAAGAATTTCGCTGAGTTCTATCGTATTAGCGGAAATAAAACAATCCCATAAAAATCCATCTTCTTTTTCAAGAATGTAGTTTTTATAATACAAACCTTCTGTATCTATAAAGCTAGCTATGTATTTCTCTCTCAACTTTTTAGATTCTTCTAAGGGTAAAAATACTTCTTTTGAGTTATTCACCTTAGCCCCCTTGGTTTCATTCAATTCATTGAGTTTTATTGTTCATCCCTTGTATCTAGTTCTATTTTTTTCGGCGTGACCATTCCACGTACAAGTTCTTCCTCTACTTGAATAAGGACTTTATCTCCTACTTTAAATCCATTTTGTTCACTATTCTTTTCTTCAAATAAAACGTATACTAAATTACCATGATTAAATTCAGTTAACTCTATTGCTGATTTTGTTTTCAAATCCTGTTCTGAAATATCCCACATGATTTGATAAGCTTGAAAATCCTCTCTATCAACAACACCAATGATATACCCTTTATAATCCCACTTTGTTTCAATTGCTGAGCATCCGGTAATTACTAGGATTAGTAAAACAAAAAATAGCATTCTTCTCACTATTTTACCTCCAGTGTTATTTATAAATTTATTAACTAATAGTTATCTACGAGTTTATTGCTCATCACTTGTATCTAGTTCTATTTTCTTTGCCTTAGCCACATGGTTTTCATCCATTTTTTCTTCTGTCCAGACAAAGACTTTATCACCAATATTATATTTGCTCTCACCTTCATAAAGAAGCACAAGTATATTATCTTTTACTTCAGCATATATGAATTCAGGGTGTTTTGTTAAAACGTCTTCTTTTGTAGTTCCCCAAACGATAACGTATACTTGATCTGTTTCGTTTTCGTTTTGATCTACAATGTATCCATTATAGTCTGGTTCTTTATTATTAGGCGAACATCCAGAAATGGATAAAACTATAACTATGATAAGGAATAGCCATACTCTTTTCATACTTCCCTCCAAATTTAATTGTAGCTATTATTGGCACTACAGCTAATTATCTATAAAAATATCAAGAAACTCTCCCAATTACATTAATTCCATTAATTTTGTTATTTTCGTCTAAATTAAAGATCAATATATAATAAGTCAATTTTTTTGATTCATCTTGATAGGCTTTGTTAATGCTACTTTCATGTTTAGCGAACTCCGATTTCACTAACTTTTCGTTCTCTATAATATATAACAGATGATATGCTTCTAAACCATTATCCCAAGTCGGTCTGTGTCCATATGCTTCTTCAACTTCATCTAAGGTACTTCCCACTCCAATGCCTTTCATCTTGTATCTTGCTCCGTCAAACCAAAATTGAAGCAAAAATCCCTCTTTAAATTGCAATTTTAAATGATCGTATTCATATTCATTATTATTTGCTGAATAGGGTTTCCCTAATTTCTGAATAACTTTCTTTTCTGTATCCCTAAAATCTAGAATAAGTTCTTTTCCTGTTTCTGTATCTTCAAGAGATATCAACTCCGTACCAGGAGTGTTTTCAACAACAGTGCACCCTACTAACAATAAGACTAGTAACAAGCAAAATAATAACCTCATTTTAAAAACTCCTAATTTTTCTTATTTTAACTATTTCATGAACAGCACAGTATATTATACTTAGTATTGTTCATTTAGTTTCTATAAAGGAGTTTTAAAAGGTAGAGCAATAGACAACAATGACTGATAGAATAATATGGGGATGGTCTCTCATCCCCATATTATATTTAATAAAAGGTGTTCGTCATGCAACCTTTTACAAAAATTACCTTAAGTGTAGACATACAATATAAAGATCGAGTGCGTCAATTACTAGAAGAGCAGTTTTTTGCTACTAGTATTCCAATGTCACCAATAAAGATAGATACTTCAAAACTAGGAAAAGATTAATGGTTAATGTTGACGATTATTTTTGGCTAATATCAGAAAGAATGGCTTCCATGTTAGAAGACTGGAAACTATTCCCGTCGAAGGGGACTCTATTGCATTTAAACCTTTGGTATTTTGAACCCATTGTTTGTGTAAATTAAGATAAATGGATGTACACTATTACCTTTGAGGAGATTTAAAAATGGAAGAACTACTAATAAAAGAAGGAAGCTCAGTCGGTTTAATTCATCTTGGGATGGCTAAAGAAGAAGTTGAGCCCATCGTCACATTATACTGTGATAAGTATTGTAACTTACACGACAGCTCGTTTATGCTGGCTTACGACAATGCAGGAAGAATTACTCATATTCAGTTAGTCATAGAGGATTTACGAGAGCATTTTAATTGTACATTAAGAGGAATCGATCTTTTCAACACAAAAGCTGATCAACTTGTAGAGATGCTCGATAAAATCTCTCCCTACATCAGAAATGAAGATGCAGAAATCGGGTATACATACAAGTTTCCAGAGCTAGGAATGGAACTCTGGCGTGGGCGGATATGTACAGAAGAAGACCTTAAAGCGGATTGGTTTAAAGAAATGTCACTCGATAACCAAGAGGACGAAAAAAGATTTCTTTATTTTGAAACTGTGTCTTTTTCAAATAAGCATAGTTTTGTCATTGATCAATAGAAGTACCAGCCACCACAGCTCTGTTAATTATGAGCTGTGGTAAGCCGATTTACCATACACCCCCTCCAAAATGGTGGAAACGTTTTTGTGAAAGGCACATTCGATTCCACGACTTAAGACATCAACTGCTACATTACTTATTGAGGATGGCGCTGAAATGAAGGACATTCAAAAACGGCTTAGACATTCTAGGCATCAAACTACAGCGGATATTTATGGGCACGTCACAAAAAAGAGAAGCCGCCATACTGCAGAACGGTTTGATAAGTTTAATCCAAAAAGAAAAAATGGATAATAAGTTTCGTCCCCAATTTGTCCCCAAACTCATTTTTAGTCCCCAATAA